TTTGAAGGTGTACAACTTCCTGGAGGTGTAACCTTAAATGGTCAAAAGATATTTGACGAAGCGCAAGAAGAACTAACTGCTCTAAGACAAACTGCACAAGATACATATCAATTACCTGTGGATTTCTTTACAGGTTGAAGGCTTTTCTCATCAGCCCACCAATGCATTATACAGTCAAGGCAATAGATAATCCACGTAGATATACCAATTATGGTAAAAGGTAACTAAAATTTCCACAAATTTTTATTTTCAATCTGGTATACCAGGCGGTAGATCTTCAGAGCAAATTCTGATGGAAGATCTTATAATAGAGTGCCTTAAGATTTATGGCTTTGATACCTATTATATGCCTAGGCATAATATAAATGAAGATGGTATTTTGGGTGAAGATTCATTAAATAATTTTGAACATGCATATCCTTTAGAGATGTATATGCAAAACGTTTCTGGTTTTGAAGGTGATGGTGACCTGCTTACAAAATTTGGCGTAGAAATAAAAGATACTGCTACCTTTATTGTAGCAAGAAGAAGATGGGATGAGGTTGTTGCAAGAACTGGTAATGCAGTACTTACCACCAGACCAGCTGAGGGGGATATAGTTTATTTTCCATTAACAAAAGCGTTTATGGAGATTAAAAAAGTAGATGCAACTGACCCATTTTTCCAAGTTGGTAAACTTTATGTTTATAAACTTGAATGTGAATTGTACCAGTACAACTCCGAGAGATTTAATACCGGGGTTAAAGAAATTGATACACTTGCATCTGATAAATCAGCTGATTCCAATGAATACAATTTGATATTAGAAGACGGTTATAGAATTTTATTGGAAGAATTTAATCCTGCAGGTATTATACTTGAAGGTTATAATTTGAGTACTATATTCCCCAATACAAGTAACGAGACCTTTACAGGTGAAATCGGTATATTGGATTTTTCTGAACATAACCCATTTGGAGAAATAAGTGTTTAATGATAAGTTTTATTGGTCGACTATTAGAAAGTCAGTTGTGGCTTTTGGTAATATGTTTAATAATATTCATATTGATAGAAAAGACTCAACAGGCGCTGTAGTTCAAACTATTAAAGTACCTTTGGCATATGCCCCCAGGCAAAAGTTTTTAGCTCGTATTGCAGCCCAACCACAATCATTCGAACAAAGTTTTGAATCCTATCTTCCAAGAATGAGTTTTGAGTTGTTGGGTATTCAATACGATCCTAGTAGAAGGGTGGGGTTACTACAACAAAACCGTGCTGTTAATGGTACAACAAATACTTTAAATGCACAATATGCCCCTACACCTTATAATCTTTCTATGACTTTGTATTTGTTTGCAAAAGATTCTGATGATGCATTACAAGTGGTAGAACAAATATTACCATATTTTAACCCTGATTATAATTTAACGTTAAACGCAATTCCTGAATTAGGTATTAAAAATGACTTACCTATTATTTTAGATAGTGTAACTTATGACGACGAATATGAAGGTGACTTTTCTTCAAGAAGAGCTATCTATTGGACATTAAATTTTACAATGAAACTTAATTTTTATGGACCAATTAACAAACAAAGCCTTATTAAAACAACTAATACTACAACATTTACAGACCCAGCATTAAAAACCCCTCTACAAAACTATTCAGCTACCGTCACTCCAGATACTTTAATGCCTGGTGATAATGTTATTATAAGCGACTCCTTTACGGAATTCTAATGAAATCTATTGATAAAATTAGTGAGGTGTTTAATGTAGGTACAAGTGTGTCGTTACCTGATAACTTAACCCCCCCTATTCAATACAATGCATCTGATATAGAACAGGATGATGACTTTCAAATGGCAAGAACAGCCTTAAGAAGTCTTATTACTAAAAACGATGATATACTTACAGAGTTAATTAGTATATCAAAGAATTCTGAGCACCCTAGAGCATTTGAAGTAGCCGGGCAGTTGGTTAAAGCGCAAGCAGAGATTGCTAAAGAATTAGTTGGTCTCCATAAGACCAAAAAAGATATTGATAAAGCATCCGGTAAGTCAGCAAGTATTGGTACACAAAATAATATAGTGTTTGCAGGCTCTACCTCTGAACTTATGAAAATGATTAACGGTGAAAAGAACAGGTTATCTAATGGATGACAACAGTTACAATGGTAATTCCTTACTTAAGCCCATTGGCTTTGAGATGCAATATACCGTTGAACAGGTCAAGGAGTTAATGCGGTGTAAAGAAGACCCCCAGTACTTTATTGAAAATTATTGCTACATTGTTTCTCTTGATCAAGGCTTAATATTGTTTAAACTCTATGACTGTCAAAGAGAAAAAGTTGATATTATTATGAATAACCGAAAAGTTATTCTAATGGAAGGTCGTCAACAGGGTAAAACTATTACATCGGCTGCATGCATTTTACATTACTCAATTTTTAATTCTAATAAGACTATTGCTATTTTAGCCAACAAGTCCACGGCTGCAAGAGAAGTTCTAAGTCGCTACCAAATAATGTACGAAAATTTACCTTTGTGGATGCAACAAGGTATTAAGACATGGAACAAAGGTGACGTTGAATTAGAAAATGGTTCTAAAGTATTTACCTCGGCTACCTCAACATCAGGTATTCGTGGTAAGTCCGTTAACTGGTTATATATTGACGAGGCAGCTATTATTCCAAATAATGTTGCCGAAGAATTCTTTACATCAACCTATCCAACTATTATGGCTGGGGAAACTACCAAAGTATTATTAACGTCAACACCTTTAGGCTACAATCACTTTTGGAAATTTTGGAATGATGCTACTGAAGGAAGAAATGGCTTTGTGCCTTTACAAATTGAGTATTGGAAGATACCCGGTAGAGATGAAAAATGGGCTGCAGAACAAAAAGCCGTTCTTGGTGAACTTAAATTTAATCAAGAGGTGCTATGTACATTCCTTGGTTCGTCTAATACATTAATTGCCCCAGATACTATTGCAAGACTTTCCCCTATTAGTTGGTTACATTCTAAAGACGGTTTAGATGTATTAGAATATCCAATAGCTGGTCATACCTATTTCTGTTCTGTGGATACTTCAAGAGGGGTTGGGGGTGATTATTCTGCCTTTACCTTAATGGATACAACAGAATTTCCATTTAAAATTGTAGCTAAATATAGAGACAATAAAATAAGTCCATTACTATACCCTACTGTTATTCATAAAGTTTGTAAGGATTATTATAATGCGTATGTTCTAGTAGAAATAAATGATATTGGGCAACAAATTGCCGATATTATTCACAACGACCTAGAATATGAGAATATGATCTGGGTAGGAAGTGATTCTAGATATGGACAAGTAATGTCTAGTTCTGGAAGGCATTCTAATTTAGGCGTAAGAACAACAAAACAAATTAAACGAATTGGGTGTTCAACACTCAAGTCATTAGTAGAAGAAAATAAATTATTAGTATTTGATCAAGATATTATTTCAGAGTTTTCAACCTTTATCGAGCACAATGGAGTATTTCAAGCTGATGAAGGTTATCACGATGACTTAACAATGACGTTAGTTCTTTTTGCATGGGCAACAAATGATCCTATGTTTAAAGATCTAATGAATGTAAACAACAGACAGGCAATGTATAGCGCCCAAATGCAATCCATTGAAGATGAGCTAACACCATTTGGCTTTATTGACAATGGGATACCAGAGGAGGAACAAGCTATAATTGACGGGCAAGATCTTTGGTTAACCGATAGGTATAAGAAGGATTACTCTGATTTTATCAGCGAAAGACGTTGGAATTAGTCAAGGTTTGTAATTTATAAATATACTGGTATAAAATTTGTTATGTGAAATAACATTATAAGGAGATAAAAATGGCATTTCAGCTTTCACCAGGCGTTTTAGTAACGGAACAAGACCTTACCTCGGTCGTACCTTCAGTTGCTACAACAGCCGGCGGTTTTGCTGGCGCATTTGCATGGGGTCCTGTAAGACAGGTTACCACAATAAGCACAGAAAACGATCTAGTAACTGTATTTGGAGTACCTAACAGTACTACTTATAATTCATTCTTTACTGCATCAAACTTCTTGTCTTATGGTAACAACTTACAAGTTATCCGCGTTGTAAATGAAGCGACAGCAAGAAACGCAAAATCAAACGTATCAGCAACAGCAATTATTGTTAGAGGCGAAGATCACTATAATGCATCATATTTAAGTGGTGGTTCAGGTCAAGGCTTGTATATTGCAAAATATGCAGGCGCTTTAGGTAATTCAATTAAAGTATCAGTAGCCGATGCTAATACATTTTCATCCTGGGCGTATGCAACTAATTTTGATGCTGCACCTAATACATCACCTTATGTAAGTGCTATAGGTGGTTCAAATGATGAAATGCATATTATTGTTTTTGATGCATTAGGCTCATTTACTGGTACAGTTAATACAGTTCTAGAAAAATTCTCTTATGTATCTAAAGCAGTTGATGCCACAAGACCAGACGGGACTTCTTCATACTATAAAGATGTAATTAATAATCAATCAAAATATATTTGGTGGGGTGCACACGAGACTGCTAACATAGCAACTGTAGCTGGAGGCCAGACTATTGGTTCAACAGCTAATGCTTCTGCCTTCTCTAACCTAACATCTTCACCTAACGTTACCTTAACTGGTGGTGTTTCTGGAGATAGTCCAACAGATGGTAATATTACATCAGCATTATCAGTATTTGCTAATAGCGAATTGTATGATGTTTCCTTACTACCATTGGGCAGTGCATCTGCTGTTGTAGCTAATTATGCAATTTCAAGTATTGCTGAAGTAAGAAAAGATTGCGTGGTGTTTATATCACCATTGCTAACCAATGTTCAAAATAACGCTGGAAGTGAAGCAACCGATATTGTTACATTCCGTAATACATTAACTTCTAGCTCTTATGCAGTATTAGACTCTGGATGGAAATATCAATATGACCGTTATAACGATCAATACAGGTATGTACCATTGAACGGAGATACCGCTGGTCTTGCTGTTCGCACAGACTTTGTATCTGATCCTTGGTTCTCACCTGCTGGTTTCAACCGCGGACAAATTAAGAACGTAGTTAAATTACCTTACTCACCCTCAGCAACTGATCGTGACACCTTGTACAAAGCAGGTGTTAATCCTGTAGTTACATTCCCCGGTCAAGGTACGATACTTTACGGTGATAAGACATTGTTGGCTAGACCATCAGCGTTTGATCGCATTAACGTTCGTAGATTGTTTATTGTGCTGGAAAAAGCAATTGCTACTGCTTCTAAGTATCAGTTGTTTGAATTTAACGATCCGTTTACAAGAGCACAATTTAAGAATTTAGTTGAACCATTCTTAAGAGACGTAAAAGGTCGTCGTGGTATTACTGACTTTAAAGTAGTTTGCGATGAATCTAATAACACCGGACAGGTAATTGACACAAACGGCTTTGTTGCCGATATCTATATTAAGCCTGCTCGTGCGATTAACTTCATACAGCTCAACTTTATTGCAACCCGTACCGGAATTTCTTTCGAAGAAATCGGCGCTTAATAAAGGAGAGAAATAAATGGCAACAACTTTTAATGTAGAAAGCTTTAAATCAGCTTTAACCAACGGTGGTGCACGTCCTAATCAATTTGCCGTTCAGTTATCATTCCCAACATATGTAACTGGACAGGCACTTGCTGTAGCAAGAGCACCATTCTTAGTATCAGTAGCTGAGTTACCTGGTCAAACAGTTAACCCTGCTATTGTTCAATACAGAGGTCGTGAGGTTAAGTTTGTAGGTGATCGTATTTACGCACCTTGGACTATTACAGTTTTAAATGACGCAGACATGTCAATTAGAAATGCAATGGAACAATGGATGGGAGGCATGGAGGACTATGCTACTAAATTCGGTAATTGCAACCTTCTCAATACCAAAGAGATCTTCAGGTATTCCAATTAGATAGAAATGGAAATGCTTTAAAGTCTTACAATATTAGGGATGCATTTCCTGTAGATTTATCTCCAGTAGGTTTAGACTTTGGTGCTAATGATCAGATATCTTCATTTACAGTAACCTTCCAATATCAATATTTTGTTACCTCTAATAACCCATTAGGTAGTATTGTTAATTTTGGTGGCGCTTTTAAATAATTTTAAAATTACATAATGGCAATTAATTTATTTGGTTTTACTATTGGTCGTGAAGATAAGCAACCGGCGTTAAAGACACAATCGTTTATAACACCGGTATCTGATGACGGTACCTCTGTAGTCGCCGCTGGTGGCTACTACGGTACATATGTAGATATTGATGCGGCAGCTCGTTCTGAAAGCGAGCTGATTTCGCGTTATCGTGATATAAGTAATTACCCCGATGTAGATAATGCAGTCGAGGAAATTATTACCGAGGCAATTGCCGCCGTTGATGAAGAAGATCCAGTTTCTCTAAATTTAGATACACTAGATCTTTCTGATAAGATAAAAGACTCTATACAAGATGCGTTTGAGGAAATTATCAGTCTATTGGACTTTAAAGATAAAGCCCATGATATTTTTCGAAGATGGTATGTAGACGGTCGTTTATATTATCAGAAAGTTATAGATCCAAAGAA